ACGCAACGTTACGGTCGCAAGGGCGATCCAGCCGAATGGCGCAAAGACCTTCTCAAGGTTATCCACTATGCAATTATGCAACTCCACGTACACGACACTGAAAATAAGGATTAATTATGGGTATTGAAATCAATGTTCCAATTGAAAAACTTCGCGAGCGCAAGCTCTTTGTAGCAGCTCCGATGTATGGCGGTCAATGTGCCGGTATGTTCACTCGGTCGATTGCTGACCTCTCGGCTCTTTGTACTCATTATGGTATTCAGGTTCGATTCTACTTCCTCTTCAACGAATCACTGATTACTCGTGCACGTAACTACTGTGCTGATGAGTTCATGCGTTCGGGTGATACTCACTTGATGTTCATTGACTCTGACATTGGATTCAACGCCAACGACGTCATCGCTCTGCTTGCTTTACAGTCGCAGAATCCAGAAGACGATGATTACGATATCATTGCAGGTCCTTATCCGAAGAAGTGCATCAGCTGGGAAAAGATTAAGCTTGCCGTTGATAAGGGCTTTGCTGATGAAGATCCTAATACTCTTGAAAAGTATGTAGGCGACTACGTCTTCAATCCTGCTGGTGACAAGGGTGAGATTCCACTCGGTGAACCAGTTGAAGTTCTTGAAGCTGGTACCGGATTCATGATGATCCGCCGTAACACCTTTGACAAGTTCCAGGAAGCTTATCCTCAGCAGATGTACAAGCCTGACCATGTACGCACAGAACACTTTGATGGCTCACGCGAAATCATGGCGTTCTTTGATACTCCTATCTGCCCAGACTCAAAGCGCTATCTGTCAGAAGACTATATGTTCTGTCAGTGGACACGTAAGGCTGGCATGAAGGTATGGTTCTGCCCATGGATGCAACTACAACACGTCGGCATGTATGTCTTCGGCGGTAGTCTTGTTGACTTAGCTCAAATCGGAGCTGCAGCAACGGCCGATGTTGGCCAACTTAAGAAAAAATAAGTGATTGACATTTATAAGCAACTAGTTTATACTGGCTTATAGTAAAACATTATGGAGATTATTATGAAGTTTGATTCGAATACACTACAAGTACTTAAGAATTTCTCGGCCATCAACAAGAACATTATGTTCAAGCCCGGTAATGTTATCCGCACTATTTCGGATACCAAGTCGGTGATGGCCAAGTCCACCATTGGTCAAGAAATTCCTAAGGGCTTTGGCATCTATGATCTGTCACGATTCCTCGGTACTCTGTCTCTGTTCAATGATGCAGAACTGGATATCCAGGATTCGGTGGTAGAACTGCGTGAAGGTAAGAACAAGTTCAAGTACGCTCTGTCTGATGCATCTCTGATTATGGTTGCACCTGACAAAGATATTGTTCTTCCAGATCCTGAGATTGAATTTACTCTGACTCAGGAAGCACTGAACCAGGTGATGAAGGCACTGAGCGTTTCTCAGCTTCCTCATATCGCGGTAACTGGTGATGGTAATACCATTCATCTTCAAGCAATTGATGCTGAAGGCAAGACTCATGATGCTTATAGTGTTGAGGTTGGTACTACATCAGCCAACTTCCGCATGGTCTTCCGTGCAGACAATATCAAGCTAATTCCAGGTAACTACAACGTTCAGATCTCTGCAAAGGGACTTAGCCACTTCAAGGGCGTGAACGTTGAATACTGGATTGCAGTTGAGTCTAGCTCTACATATCAGGGCTAACAGTTGGTGACTGGCCACCATAAGATGCCAGCGTGTCACTTTCCACTTAGGATTACGGCTAGAACGATATACCTAGCGCCGAACTCGTAACCGGCACTACTAAAATCTCTAAATTATAAATATTGTTATAGGACAATACTTTTAAAAGAGATACTAATGTACACTATATATTGTATTACAAATATAATAACTAATAAAAAATATATTGGTTATACTAAAGATCTGGAAATCCGTTGGTATAAACACAAGTTTCATGGTCAACGAGGAGATGGATCTTGTAAGCAATTATATAATTCTATGAAAAAACATGGAATTGAAAATTTTGAATTTACTGTTCTTGAAAACAATATTCTCAATGAAACAGATGCAAAACTCAAAGAATCATATTTCATTCAAGAATATGATACATATAAACACGGTTATAACGCTACTTTAGGTGGAACCGGTGGAGATATGAGTCATTATGATTCTTGGAAAGAAGCTATTAAAATCCATCACTTAAATAGATCTAAAGAATCATATGCCTCTCACGGTATGAGAGGAAAAAAGCATACTACAGATGCTATAAAGAAGCAAGCACTGGCTAGAAAAAAACATTGGGATTCTTTATCCATTGAAGAAAGATCTCTTAGAGGAAAAAAACTTTCTGGTGAAAACAACGGGATGTTTGGTAAAACACCAAAAAACAGTGTACGTATTTTATATAATGGTATAGAATATAATTCTATTGCAGATGCCAGTAGATCTACTGGGCATTCTGCTAAATTTTTGAAAAAACATGGAGAACTATATAATGAGCACTTTGACCAGTCCAAATCCGCTGTGGGTAGAGCGCTACAGACCCAAAACAATCAAGGACACTATCCTTCCTGAAGATTTGAAGAAGGTATTCCAACAGTTTGTTGATCAGAAAAACATTCCTAATCTCATTCTCTCTGGTACGGCAGGTGTTGGTAAGACAACTGTCGCCAAAGCCATGTGTGAAGAACTTGGTTGCGACTATATCGTAATCAACGGCTCGATGAATGGTAACATCGATACTCTGCGTAACGACATCTCACGTTTTGCAAGCTCGGTCTCTTTGTCCGGCGGCCGTAAGATGGTTATCCTTGATGAGGCTGACTATCTCAATGCTCAGTCTACTCAGCCAGCTCTTCGTAACTTTATGGAAGAGTTCAGTGCCAATTGTGGTTTCATTCTAACTTGTAACTTTGTTGATCGTATCATCGAGCCTCTCCACTCTCGTTGTTCGGTTATCAAGTTCAAGATTCGTAAGTCTGAACTTCCGGAACTCGCCAAGCAGTTCCTTCGTCGTGTTTGTGGTATTCTAGATAATGAAAGTGTAACCTATGATAAATCAACTGTCGTCGAAGTTATCAAAAAGCATTTCCCAGATTGGCGTCGAGTTATCAACGAACTCCAACGTTACAGCGCTACTGGAAGTATTGATACCGGTATCCTGCGTAACTTTAGCGATGATTCTCTCGGCAAACTAATTGGTTACATGAAGGACAAGAACTTCACTGCTGTTCGTAAGTGGGTTGCTGAATCCGACATGGATACCAATGAGTTCTTTCGCGCATTCTATGATAAGGCTGAAACTTATCTGGTTGCCGGTAGCATTCCAATGTTGGTGCTTCATCTTTCTAAGTACCAGTATCAGAATTCATTCGCTGCTGATCCTGAAATCAATCTCGTTGCTTGTCTTACCGAGATCATGGCTGACTGTACGTTTGCATGACCTGGTTCGCTCGGAACAAAACCTGTGCCGTGTGTGAAGAGAAGTATCTCAAGAGTGTACCGTTCCATGAAATGCGGTTGAATACCGATGATGGAATAGTCTCTCTTGAGATTTGTGAGAACTGCGCAGACTTCTTTGATAAGTCTGCTGAATTGAATATGAAGGGTCGGAGCAATGAACCCATTTGATTTTGTAACATCCATTAATACGTCGAAGAAGAACCTGATGAAGGGAACTGAAAACGACGAACTAGCCGAAAAGACTTATAGCCCATGGCTTACTAACAAAGCTCTTTCATACTTTGCAGACACTATTCATGCTGCAAATATGATGAACTGCAACCACCATCTCGACCATAAGCTTCAATATTCTTTCTTGATAAATATTATACGACCCAGTAAACGGTTTTCCAAATGGGTGAAGAAAGAAAAGGATGAAGATCTTGAAGCTATCATGGAACATTTCGGATACAACCGTCAAAAAGCCAAGACCGCTCTCGAGCTCCTCACACCTGATCAGATAAAAACAATAAAGAAAAAGCTTGATAAGGGTGGGATAAAAAGATGAGTTTAATCGATAGTTTAATTGAGGTGAGACTTGGAGAAGAAGACGATTTCCTAAAAGTACGCGAGACACTGACACGCATTGGAGTTGCATCACGTAAGGATAGCACACTCTATCAGTCATGCCACATTCTGCATAAGCAGGGCAAGTACTACATTGTACACTTCAAGGAATTGTTTGCTTTAGATGGCAAACCTTCAAACTTTTCAGATGAAGACAAAGGTCGCAGAAATACAATTGTTCAGTTGCTTTCAGACTGGGGATTGATCGCGGTTGTAGAACCAGAAAAGATCAAAGCTCCTGTGACTCCACTGAGCCAGATTAAGATCCTTCCGTTCAAGGAAAAGGACCAATGGAGCTTAGTTACCAAATATAATATTGGTCGAAAAAAATAAGTCATTCATTATATTGAAAAATAAAAATGCACTTGGTTGATTCTGAGTGCATTTTTTTATGTACATTATATCAAA